TATTAATGTGAATTGTTTTAAGATTGCCTTCATTATCTTCAGAAGTGATATTATATTCTTTTGTTGGAACCATTTTTTGTTGTGCTTCTGATTCACAATGAATACATTCAGAAATTGGATATTCTGTTTCTACTGAATCATGGTTACATTTGCATGGAATACTTTTCCATCTAGGATTTTTAATTTCATTAATAATTTTAATCGTCATATTCATGCACCTAATATTATTCTAGTGTAAAGACTAGAGTCATTAATTTGACTTAAACCAATATCTAAGGAACCGCCATCACCGGATAAGGAACTGTTATGAGTATGTGCAGATACAGTAGAACTTCCACCACTTCCACCGCCGCCGAAACTCATTATACTACCACCTCAATTTCTGGGGCATTTCTTTCTGCCGGTAACACTTGTGCTTCTACTAAAGTAGTTCCGGCAGCTCCTGCAATTATAGTAAGATAATTAACAACTGTTCCGTCTATGGTTGAAAAGTTTGAAGCGGCTAAATTTTGGAATTGACCATTAAGATTATAATCATAACTTGCGGCATTTGCTGAATCGTTATTACTTATTTTAATTGAAACTGCCCTACCCATGAATTGGTCGGGAAATGATATTCCGGTAGTTGCACCAGCTGCACAGATAACTCTTACAGGATAAAGTAGGGGTAATGTGCTAATATTTGGTTGATTAGATAAGGAAAAAGTCAACTGAAAAACCTCAGTTTAGGGGACTTGCATATCTTGCAAGGATTGTAGGACTTGCAACTACACCGGCGGTTTGTGTAACCTGCCATTGATAAGAACCACTAGACATACTAACGGGTCCTATTGGAACTCTACCGGCAGTTGTTGGACTAATGGCAGAACTAAAAGCTCTGACAGAAGTTGCATTACCGTTCTTTACCAAAGTAAAGGTGTAAAGTTGTGTTGCTGCTAAATCCGGATTCATTACCACGTCTTGTAAAACGTTTGGAGTTAAAGTTAAGAAGTTATTTTGCAGGGTTTGATTGTCTTGCATGAAAACAGGGGCATTTAATGCAGCTACTGTTCCGGTATAAGTTCTTTGTACAGGTAGAGCCATTTTAAACTCCGAACTCCTGTGCCGGTGCACTTGCACCGCCGAACATACCACCGAGAGAACTTAATCCGCCGGATAGCAAAAGATTTGCAGCTCCGCCAATAATACCACCGGTTAAGAAACCAGCTCCGACACTTGCAATAGGTGCATACTGTGGTGCAACTCTACTGACAACGACAGAAGCTAATGTTCCGGCACCAATGCCTTTAACGACTTCGCCTATCATACCTGTTTTCAATGAACTTCCAATACCTTTAGCGCCACGTCTTGCAGAACGAGTATATTTTCTACGTCTTGAAACCATTGTTTTTCTTTTGGTTGTTGTTCTTTTTAAGGTTGTTGCTTTTCGTCTTGTTTGTGTTGTTTTTCGGCTCCTGGAGGATACTTTTCGTTTTGATATTCGTTTAGTTTGTGCCTTCTTTCGTCCTAATGCCATTCTTTTTAAAAATACACTTTTTTTCTTTCCTGTTAGTTTAACCATTATGAAGTCACCGGATAATCTGGGTTTGAATAATTACCATAAGGGTTTCCCGTTGCAATACCGCCAAAGGTCGACAAGTTGCCTACTGTATCAAAAGTAGGTATTCCATATTTTGCGGATAATTCAGTTTGTGCTTTTAGGGTTGCATCAGATAAACCAACACGACCGGTATTAATTCCGCCGCTTCCATTAATTACAAAATCTAAAGGTTGTACACCGTAATCATTTACTAATTCATTAGTTCTTAAATTAATTGTGCCGCCTAAATTATGAGCTTCTAAAAATCCCGCAAAAGTTAAACCGCCTTTTTGCTGTGCTGTCAAAGCTTCTTGTGTTTGTTCTTGTGGAATTTGTGTTACATATTCCCCTAGTGCTTCTTGCTCTACGATTCTTGCAGTTCTGTTAGGTGCGTTACTTTCGGGGGTTGTAACAACGTTTCCAAATCTGTTTAATCCTTGCGTAATTCCTGAACCAAAGCCCGAAACCGCACCGCCTAAAGCTTGACCAATACCGGATAAACCGCCATACTTGAAATAAACTAAAGCTGCACCGCCTAAAACGCCCAAAGTTAAAATGGAATTTAATGAAACCATAGCCTACTAATATCGTATTAGAATTTAACCATATCGGCTTAAACTGCCGAATCTAGTTTGATATTCATCTTGTAACCTATCTATTTCGCCTTGTTGCCTTAAAACTAATTGACTAGCAGATTGAATGTTTTGTTGTGCTTTTTCATATCTTGCGGCGGCTTGAATCATGGAACCGGATTCGCCGCCAATATGTAAATCAGGAAAAATTGAAGCACCAAAAGGTAAACCAACTCTAGCATTATAATTAATCATAGAATTAAATTTAGCCAATAAGTTTTGAGCTGTCCAATTTGCACCGCCAATTTTATTTGGTTTTAACAGGTAGGCAACGTTTCCGGATAAATTAGCGGGTTGTATTTTTTGTTGTTGTGATATGAAAGATTGTGTTTTTCCTAATTCATTTTGAATTTTAGAAACGTCTAGATCAGAGAGATTTTTTTCATAATCTAAAATAGATTGAGCAATACCTAAATTACTTTTTTTAACTGATTGCAGAGTTTCAATATTGGTGTCGAGTTTTTCAACTGCTTTAGCTTGTGCGTTATCAATATTCGTATAATATGGATTGATAACAGGTAATGCAAAAGATGTTTTTTTCTTAGAGAGTACAACAGAAAGAACCGCACCGATAACAAGCGGAATAATGAAATCATTTAGTTTAACCATCTTCTACAAAATAAGCACTTGTCAATTTTAAAGGTGTCGCCGTTCCATATTATACCAAAACCGGCATAACAAGCGGTGCAGTATTTACCCTTATACTGACATTGTATCGATATCGGGTGTTGCATTGTCTTTTGTTTTTCCTTTACTTACAAATTTTTCAATTAACTCTTTAACTTTATCAGGATTTTCAGTAACTAATTTTTCTACATATTTCATAGTGCTAGGGTTTTGTAAAAGTGGTTGAATGTTTTTTGGTAACATTGGTGCAAACTGTGAAATTAATGCCCCGATATTTCCTAAAGGGTTTTCACTATCATAATCATCTTTTGATATGGTGACTCCTTGTTTCATCTTGTTTAATTTTCCTGTAAGTTTTTTATTATCTTTTTCCAAGTTATCAATATATTCTAAATATCTATTTTTTAATTTACCATGAATTTCATTAGAACCAAACACGTTTTTGGTAACTACTATGCCACAAATTCCGGCAACTACTACGGAAATTAAAATTATGTATTCTAACATACTGTTCATACTGTTCATACTGTTAAAACTGTTTTGTTCACCCCTTTCTTTCCCCCTGGACCCCCTATCTATCCCCTTTTTTCACTTTACACCGCTAAGTTTATTTTTGCTACTGTGGTGACACTTTCTATCCTTTAGTGATACCGTTCGGGAAGTGGATAGGGGGGAACGGTTGAAAGGGGTTGGGGAACCCCTAAACGCTGAAAATTTAATAAAGCGATTAGGGGCGGAAACTCGAATAAATTTATAATGTGTACGTGTGTATCTGTATGTATGCCAACACAAAAACAACGTCAAGAACGTTTACAAGTTCTTAGCGAAAAATGGAAAATAAATAAAGAAAACGGTTGTAGTGAAGTCCTAAACCGTAAACTATGTGATGACATGATGAAGCAAGTTTGGTTTTTAGGTCATCAAACCAGAGAAGATTATTTGGAAATTGTTTCATCATTAGAATTTAGAGAAGCAGAAATTGAATAAATGGAAAAAATGGACATGGTCAACTTGTCCAGAATGTGACGAGCCAATAACTGCAGCTTATCAAGTAAGGTGTAGTTATTGCAAAGTCCTCTTTGATTGGTCAGATTTAGAAGATTAATCTTATAGGTCTAGGGCATACACCCCTACCCCCCTTTATTTCCGGTCTAGTCGTCCGCATAACTTGGCTAATTTCATTCTTGTTTCAACTGCAAACGCTAAAACAAAGAATAGTAATGCGGGTGTCAAGTATTCAATCATGATTACTTGTTAGCATTATGTACTTTTAGCATGGCTATGGTGCTTATTGGCACTATAATAGCTGCTAATAATACGCCTAATGTTGATAATTCAGTTTCCATCATTCCACCACCTTAAAGTTCAATTCCACCAATACAAATTCCATAGTTATTAATATCAACATTATTTACGTACAACGTTGAACCACTTGTAAAAACGACTTTATTTTGACCGTTTACCATTACTGCGTCCGGATTACCAAGTAATACTAAAACTCCTGATGTTGCATTAACCCATGTTCCTAAAGCAATATTACCAATAGAACTAGATCCCCAATTTAATATTATTAAATCAGCTGTTGCAGTATATGAATAGACGTTGCCACTACCAGCTTCTTGAGATAATAAAAATGCGTCACCACTAGCCAATAATATCACCTATACTAGAATAACCTATTATATTTTCATATTTTTTATTGTATTGTAGTTTAATTTTATTAATGTGAATTGTTTTAAGATTGCCTTCATTATCTTCAGAAGTGATATTATATTCTTTTGTTGGAACCATTTTTTGTTGTGCTTCTGATTCACAATGAATACATTCAGAAATTGGATATTCTGT